ATACTTCTTCTGCATTTGGTTGTAGCAAAGGTTGGTCTGGGTGAGCTGTGTTCCAAGATATAATTTTTCTTTTAGCTTCTGCATTTTTTCCTTGGTAAACATCTTTAACTATCTCTCTGTGAACTCTTCTTCTTTGAGACTCTATTCTTCCTTCAGACTGCCTATCAGTTTCTAATCGTCTTGTTAAATTTTTTATATTAGAACCAAGTAATTTACTAAAGTTTTGTGGTGAACGCTTCATTGCTCCACTGACTCCATAATCATCTACATCTTCAAAGATACTTGTTAGGCCGTTCCAAACCGTTGTAACGTCATCCCATATAACAGGTTCAAGTATATATCCTAGATTACCCATTTTATTATCAGCAGACATAAAGTCTGTTACAACTCCCATTGTTCCTACCGCTGCAAGCTCTTCCATAGTAGGTGTAAGAAGTTCTGTCCAGTAATCTGCTCTTTTATAGTTCTCTTCTCCTGAAATAAATCCTGGTTTCATTTCTGAAAAACTTTGTTTTGCTCTTCTCCAATCATACTCATCTTTACCAGATAGTAGATTTTGCATAAACTCATAAGAGTTAATAATAAATTTACCGCCAATACCAGCACCGATTGCTAATCTAGCAACAGGTAATACATTTCCTTCACGAACTTCTCTTCCAAGTCCTTTAGATATTAATTGTGATTGTTTAATACCAAACGTTTTCAGAACTAATAAAGGTCTAAACATTGGCTCTGTTAAAAACAAAGGTTCTTTTAATAAGTTTCTTTGTAGCTGAGTATCTTTAGCAAATCTAATTGCACCTTGCGTAAGCTCTGTCATACCTATTTCTTTTTTACCAGTCCAAGTAACTCCATAATCTCTTGAGAGTTTACGTTTGGCCCACGCCGTTCTACTTTGACCAGCTAAGGTATCATTAATAATTCTTTTCTTTGCACTAGCTGAAAGAGGAACATTTTTTAATAACACATTCTCCCCATTAGCTACACGATTTAAGTAACGCATCATATCAATACCTACAGAAGCAGACGTTTCAAGATTTAACCTGTTCATTCCTGTAAAACCAGTTAACTTTGTAAGCCTACCTACAATCCTATCACTCAATGTGTTCCCACGTTTTGATGTACCAGTAAGAACTTCCATTGTGTTTAAAAATTGACTATCCCCATACAATCCCATTTCTTTTAATAATGCTTTTCTGTCTCCAGAAACAAATCGTTTCATATAACCTGGTATTCCAACTCTATAATTACCTAGAAATAAAGATGAAATAAGAGGTTGTGTTATATTAACAATCGTTGCAAGACCACCACCAATTTTAGTACCAATTTCAAAATTAACCATCTGTCTTACAAACTCTTTATTTTTAGGAGATAGATTTCTAGATGGGTCTAATTCTATAGCACCAGTTACTCTAAGCATAAGCTCTTTCATTGTATCTGCAGTAGCTCTGTCTGCTGTTTTACCAACCTTACCTGTTGATACATCATCAATTAATTGTATTGCATTTTGATAATTAGTCCCAAAAAATTTCTTGGTAGCTAACTGATTAGCCATTTGGTTTGTATAGTTTAGTATGTTGGCATAAGCATTCTCTTCAAATATAGGTATGTTATATCCTTTTCCAGGAACCCAACTAACATTACCAGTTCTTGACTTATCTATATTACTAAAAGGTCTAGACTTTTTTTGTATTAAATGCCTGTCCATGTCAGTAAAAATTTTAACAACATCATTTCCATATTGTTGCTTTAATGATTTAAAATAAGTTTGAAGAGGTTTGTTTCCCGCATTATCTTTTAATATGTTTGATAATTTATTTTGTAAAAAACTTACAACTTCTGGGTCGTTAGCTATTTTGTCTACCCCAGCATACACTCTTGGTTCTTTTCTATTTATATCTGCTCTAAAGTTTCTTAACAAATCAGCTAAGTCTTCTTGTAAAAATCTTCCTGCATAATTACCTTGGTATGCTTTCATATCTAGACCTTCTTTTACTCCAGCCTTATAAAGGTCATCGTATATACTTCTCATTTCTTTAGCTATATTACTCATATTAGAGGTGATACCTACATTCGTTTCAAGCTCTTCAGTAACTAATTTCATAAGTTTTTTATCAGTCATATTTTTCATATTAGCACCAGGTATTTTGTTTAGTCTTCCCAAAACAGCTGCAGCTATTTGTGATGAATAATCTGCGTGATGGCTAACTTGATACATTAAATGTTTTGCTTCTAAAGCAACCCCTGGCTTACTTAGTTTTGCTTCTACACTTCTAATTCCAGATAAATAGTTTTGACTTTCAATTCTTTTACCTAATACTGGAATAGTAAATCCATCTAATGTTAGTTTATCAAAGGCTCTTGATATTCCTCCAAATACTCCAGGTAAATATTGCCTAGAATATTCTACCTCTACTGCAGCTAGTTCTTGAGCAAACTTTTCTAGTTGAGATTTTTGAGATAGTTTTTTATTTAATTGATATAATTCTCTTTCTGTTAATGAACCTAATCCTCTGTCTGAAGGCTTTAATCCTTTAGGAACGTTTCCATTTCTTAATCCAAAAACTATTTTTCTTATTTGGTTTGTATCGTTTATACCTAAAGTGTCAAGTTCTCTTCCAATACTTCTTACTAGTTCAAATCTTGGAGCTTTTTTACTCTGTACTATATTAAATTCTTTATAAAACTCAGACGATGGTACTGTCTTAGGCTTAGTTAATCCTGCGGATTTATAAGTAATTGTATCAAGACCTTTTTCTACAACACTAACTAAAGAACCATCTTTAGACCAAAACTGCTCTCCACCCCTTATAACATCTGAAGCTTTCTTTGCTGCTATATCTCTTTCTAAAGCTTCTCCAGCTTTAATCTTTATATTCTCAGGCCTATCTTTAAACTTAATAGCATTCTTATTTCCAAACGCTGCGTTAGTTTCTTCTATTATACCTTTTCTACTTTGAATGCTACTTAGTCTACCTCTAGTCAGTAAATTAATACCACCTAACAAACCAATGGTATGTCCTAAGTCTTGAGGATTTGGCATAAGATTTCCTTCTGACCAAGAGTAAGGTGCAACAAACCCAGCTGATTCACCAGCTAATCCTAAAGCTCCTTTTAGTATTGGAGATTTTTTTCCAACAATATTAGTGGCTGCAATACCACCAACTTTACCAGCAGGTAAAACAACCGCACCAACTATAGCTTTATTAATTCCTTTTAGCCAGTCATAATCTTCATCGTTTACACCTTGTCTAAGCATTTCGTGTGTACCACTAATCACTGAAAAACCAGATGAATCTTTTAATAATCTATCACCATTATCTACAAAAGTTTTAGTTAATTGTTTTTGGACTTGATTAATGTAGGTAGGGTTTGCTCCATTGTCTGCTAAAATTTTACTAGCTTGTCCAATGTTTTGTTTCATTTTATTTCTAGCACTGCTTGAAGCAACTCTTTTTACTGTTTGTTTTCCTGCTCCTTTTAAAGCAACCGATGCGAATCCTGCACCAGTTAGGTATGCAGGTATGTCTCCAATAAAAGATAATACGGTAGTCCCTACATCAAAGAGGGTTCCATATTCATATTGAGATAAATCATGTCTTTCCGCACCATTAATTAGCTGGTCAGCCAAACCGATTGTGCTTTTATTATATGATTCTTTTAGAAAGTTATTGACGTGTCCAGGAAAAGCCAACTTAATTGGTGCTGGTCTTCCAACGCCTAAGCTAGGAGTAAAAGAATTATTATAAGTTCTTTGACCTTCAGGCATTACTGCCCTAATAATTCTAGTATTTCATCTAAGTAAACATTACGACTTAATCTTTCTTCAATTACGTCTATCTTACTTTGAATTAAGTTTAGTCTTTTATTTTTAAGACTTGGTTTTAATACACCATTTTCAACTCTTGTATATCTTTTTTGTAAGTCTCTAAGTTTTTCTAAGTCTGGCCCTCTGGTGTCATCTACACGTTTACCATCAGAAAAAAGAGTCGCTCTTCGGTCAAACTCTTTCTTTTTAACTGGTTTACCAAGTATTTTTTCTGGGAGTGCGTCTGTTATCGCACTAGTTCCTCTTAATTCTAAACTATCTAAAAGTTCTAATGCTTCACTTGTAGAAATATTCCCACCTATATTGTCTATTTCAGAAATAAGTTTATCTACTGATAAAGGAAATGCAGCTAATTCTTTTTCTGTATACATACGACCACTCATATAGTCAGGAGTATCATCAGTCAATAATCCAGATATATTTTCTAAAGTAGATGAAATAGGGTCTAAAACTTCTTCTGGGTTTGCATCAAATGCATTTTCTTCAAACTCTGTAATGTCTAGGCTTGTAAGAGTTTCTATAGCATCTGGAGATAAATCTTCAAATTCTGCAATAGGTACCTTAGATATAACCTCTTCTGTTTCATCTTCATTTACTGAGGATGTACTACCATCACCTTGTGAGTCTATATTATTTTTTTTATCGTATTGTGCAATAGCATAGTCTAATTTGTTATCCCTAAAATAATTAAAGTCTTGTATACTTTTGTCTAATTGTAGATATTCCTTGTCAAGGTTGGAAATCCTTTCATTAAGCTGTGCATATGTTAATTCTTGTTGATTGTCTCCTGTACCAATAATTATACTTCCACCTTGAATTTGTCTTGCAGTATTTAAATCTATTGATTCTAATCTAGATTGATATTCAGCATCTGATTCTAATTCTGTTTGTGGAAAAACTCCTCTAAAGTTAACTTCTTGTTGTCTCAATCCAGCTATCTCAGTAGTCAAACTGCCATATCTGTTTGTATCTTGTGAATATTGAGTTCTATCTATACTGCTAATAATTTTAGAAAAACTTTTTGTCATTTTAGCTTCTGCTGATTGTCGTGCTCTATCAACATATGGACCATCTGGGTCTATTGTTTTATACAAAGCTACAAGTTCATCAGCTGTTTCAGCTTTATCAAAATCTTTAATAGAATTTTCTTGTATTTTTAAGTCTGGAAAATCATATGTATTATCAAATAATGTTACAACTTCAGTAAGATTCATAGATTCAGCCATCTCTCTTTTTTTAGAAATGTCAGGAAATTGCTTTTCAAACTTTAAAAACAAGTTATAGTTATCACGTTTAGCTTTTTCTTCTAATTGTTTTTCAGCAATTCTTTCTTGTGCTTCTATCTGTGCACGCTCTAATCTATCTCTTGTAGTGCCAAATATAGAGTCAACGATATTAGTGCTTGGCTCTTTATAACTAACATTTATATCTCTAGTTAATCCTTTTCCGTTAGCCATTAGTAGTTCCCTCCTTGCTGGTTTTCTAATATAGATGTAATAAAGTCAGTCACTTGTTGTTGAGAGGGATATGCAGTATTAGTTCCATAGTATTCATTAATATAATTTTGTACATCTGCAATTTGTGAATCATTTAAATTGAAGTTTTCATATTGTTGTGAATAGTTTGGAGCAGTTATAACTTCGTTTGCACCACCTGTTCCACCTTTTAAGTATTGTCCTAAGTCTACATTAGCATCAAGTAAATCATTTCTAGCAGATGATAAACCAGATTTAAGAGTATCTATTGTTCCTGATAATAAACTATCTAACGATGATACATATTGTCCTTCAGCTCCCATTAGTTGACCTTGTAATACATCTTCTAATGTTTCTCTTGCTTGTTGCTGTCTAACACCTTGTCTACCACCCATTAATCCAGAAGTGCTAGATTGTGCATTCATATCTAATAAAGTTCTTGCTTCGTTTGATGCTCCAGTTGCTACATCCCCAAGCATCATACTTCTTCCCTCTTGAAGGTTTCTTAGTTTTTCTCCAGTTCCCTGAAAGTAATCTCCAAATTGTTCTACGACTCCCATCTCTAATAAGGTGTCACGTAATCCATCTTTATTAGTTTTTACATCTGAGATGTTAAAACCCATTAAGGCTCCTATTTCGTCTACATCTAACTTAAAGTCAGATAAAAAGGTTTTATATTGGTCTGCTTCATTAGGACTTAACCCAGAAAGAAACGAAGAAAATAAATCTGATGTCGGTGTAAAGAATGAACTACTATCTGGTGCTCCACCAGGCAAGGTTCCCATCATACCACCTGAAGTATCAGATGTTTGTTGCCCTCCTGTTTGGTCTGGGTCAGTAGAAAAATTATTTCCAAATCCAAACATTTCAGATGAGTTTTGTAACCCTTGATTTTGCATTTGATTTTGATAAAAACTAGGAGCACCAGCTTGTACTGGCCCTGATTGATTCATTGAAGATAAAGGTTGTTGGAATCCTTGCATTGCAACCTCTGAGGTTTGTCCTATTTGATTGTCTAAGTCTGTATTAAAAGATTGCATACCACCGAAAGGTTTCATCCCTTCCATAGGATTTAAATTCATTTTTTTATTTCTTTCTTTTAACTTTTCAAGAGGAGCAACACCTAATAAGCTTTTTAAATTTATTGCCATTATTCTCTACCTTTCAAGTCTAATTGATTTTGTTGCAAGAAACGTACTAAAGCTGCAGTAGCATCTTCTGGCATATTTTGTTGAGTTGTTTTATCAATATAAGAAGTTGGGTCTGATAAATAATCTCCAGCTTCTCCCATAAATGATTTGAATAAACTGTCACTTTTAAAACCTTCTGGATTTTGTAAATACTCATCACTAAATACATCAAATCCTTCTACATCTTCAAACATAGGAAAATTTTCTCCTCCTTTAAATACATTTAGTGGATTAAACTTTTCTTTAAAAGAGTCAAACTTATCTGTATATTTTTCAGTAGCATCTTTAAACTCATCACTCTTCATTACTTCACCAATTATTATATCTAGTCCCATACTTTTAAGACTGTTACTAGCTTTCATATCTTCGGTTGATTCTCTTAGAGCGTCTTTTACTCGCCTGCTAATTTCATCTCCTTTTGTTTTAAGATACTTTAGCTTTGATGTATTAATTCCTGGAGATGAAAGCAAGGTGCTTCTTTTTTTATCGTCTACTAAAGCTGCAGTAGCATCAAAAATTAAATCATCGAATTTATTAGGAGTAAGTCCTGTTATAAACTTAGCAGCTTTTCTTACAAAACCTTGGCTTCTAGTATTTTTTAATTTATTAAGTTTGTTTTGTACCATTTTTTCTATCATAATGGTATCTTCAGTTCTTAGTTTTAAAAGTTGTAAAAGATTATTTTCTTTAGCTGTACTAAATTTAGTTTGATTTTGATATGTTCCTCGTGCATTATACATAAATGTATTCCCTAGGTGTTTGGGTTAAATTTACAAATTTGTCGTCAGTCAAGTCAAGAACTACGACAGTAAATACCCTATTAGTGTGTGTATTATTATTCATATTATTTTAAAATTAAGCTTTCTCCATCTGGAGCAACTTCAAATTCTCCCACTACTACATTTGAATCTCCAGCAGCAGGTACAGAACCATAGAACTTTTTACCAGTACCAGCTCTAACTCCACCAGAAAATATTTTAATAGCATCTCTTGCTGGTTTCTTTATATCAGAGAACTTTGCAAATGTTTTTAATTCTTGTATTTCTGGACTACTATACTCTAGTTCAAATATTTTACCAAATTCTTTTCGTATTACTTTTAGTCTTCCTTTGTGGTATTGTAATATCTCTTCACCATTTTTCATTTGATTAACAGATACAGGTCCACGTTTAACTTGTTTGCTTGTTCCAGATACTGCTCTTCCTTTAACTAGTGTCATTATCTTACCCCCCTAGACCTATAGACTATTGCTATATCTTGTATTTCAAAATCAGCTTGTGCATTTCCTGCTATCTTTATTTGCAATGACTTCTTTTTAACCCTAGAGCCACTGGCTACTTGAAACTTTGTAGTCACCATTGAACTACTTGTTGAAAATGTATTAGAATCAAAGATATTTGTTGTTGGTGCAGCACCTTCAAACCCACCAGTAATAACTAAATCATCTGCATTCTTATGTGTTACATAAACTGAATAAAACTTTTTATCTACTGAAGGTTCTCCTAAGTCAATCTCTCCAGTTTGTATATCTATTGTTTGTGCTTGCGGAGATGTGTCAAATCTTTTAACGGTATACACGTCATTACTACCTGCTCCAGCAGTTGTTCCTGTGGTTAATTCCATACATACTAGCTCTTGGTTGTAAGTAACTAAGTTAGTTGTCTTCTTACTTACTAAAGTGTTAGTATCATTTATATTAACAAAAGACTTTGTTGCAATGTCATATATATATCCTTTACTGTCAGTAGAACTAGAGTCTCCTATAACTAGTATTTGATTTTTCTTAGGAATAAATCCAACAGAACAGTTCGTTCCAACAATATTTGTTGCCCATGTATCTTCATCTATAGCTCCACTTAACGTAGATATGGTATCTGAAAAGCTAAACATTCCATTTTCATTTACCCATACTAATCCTAAATCTGATTTACATACAGCTGCAGGATTACTAATACCTCTGTTTTCAAACTCTCCTTCTACATACCAACCAGCATCAGAACCAGATGCAATATTAATAATAAATAGTTTATTCTTTTTGTATACAAATAATCTATCTGAAAACTCTATAATTTTAACAATAGCGTCACCATCGTTTGTTCCTACATCTAAGTAATATGTCTGTGGAAACGTATCATACTTTCTAACAGGAGTATATTGTATTCTATCTCCCATTTCTTTTGTTACGCCTTCGTCATTCACATACAATACATTACCTACAAATGCTCTTTGATTAGCAACAGTAGCTGTCTTATATGAAAATGCTTCAGCTCCATTGAATGTAATTGCCTTTTCTTCTGGTGAAAATCCGTTAATAGTAGAATAGGTATCTAATCCAGGTGATTTGATAGCATAGGCTCTAGAGTCGGTAGCACTGTTATTGGTGTCATTGGTTACTACATAGTCTCCTTCATCGATGAAGGCATCATATTCATCCGCTAAGGACAATCTAGAACCTTTCTCAAAGTTAACATCAAGTAACAATCTATATTCATCATCTGGATTATTAAAATTCTTTGCATATATTCTCATTCCTTGTAAAAAAGAATTTAAACTATCATCTTTAATAGACATACTAGCTATAAAGTATTGAGCATCTGCAATAGAAATAGGGTCTGCTATATTAGTTAACAATGATTCTTGTCCACCAAAATATACATAGCTAACTCCAATAGCATAGTTTCCTTCTGGCCATAGTCCATCTGTTTTAGAACTACTAGAGCTCATTTCAATTCTAAAATCATCCCCAGAAGCAGGGTCTACCCCATCTTCTACATTAGAAGCAGGGTCTACTGGTGCATGAAATGCTCCAGAGTTTAAGGTAAAGTCTGCAGCAGCTGGTGCTATCAACCCTCCAGTATAAAATTTCATTTGGTCTGTTACTGCTGCCGCATAAACATCTGGGTGGTCATCATTAGTTCTTTCAATCCTAGCTAATACTATCTGTTTGTTTCCTGTATTACCAAAGTCTGAATCTGCTATGCGTAATCCACCATCAGCATAATAATATACTGGTTGTGCGTCTGTTGCACTACCTGTACCTATTAAAGTAGCAGAATCAAATACTACTGCTAGTCCATCACCACCACTACCAAATGTAGCACTAGTGCTTAAAAACACCTCTCCCTTTGGAGATGTATAAGCTAGATATTCTGCAGCTGCGGCTCCACCGCCTGGTGTGATGTCACTACTAAACTTAAACAATCCATATCCTGGTTGTATTGCAGCGTCACCATCATCTGTTAAGGTAAATGAACTACTAAGGTTGGCAAGCTTTCCAGTGGTAATTATCTTACCTAAGTGCCCTACATTTACATTAGTAGCTTCTGCTAAGAAGCCTTGTTGTAAGTCTTTAGCAGAGTTTTTATTATTAAGCCCTCCGTCAAACCTTGCAATATTAAATGCTTGTTTTGCCATTAGTTTATTCCTATTATTTTTTTATCGTTTGGCATATTCGTATAATTCTTTACATCCTTTTACAGATAGTTCTACCATATAACTTGTGATTAAAAACAGTAATACTATTCCTACTGCTAACACCATAAGAAAGAATGAAACAGCAAGTGTGAGCGTGTAGGCTAAAGCCGATACACACTCCACAACCCATTGCTGTAAGCTTTTAGATGTTTTAGATTGCACCTTTTGGTCAAGACTGTTAAAAACAGATTCTAAATCTTTGGCCAACTTACTTAATGTTTGCATTAACCGCAACCGCATCCACATTCACAATTCATATAGTTCTCCTATTTCTGTAATGATTTTTTAACTTTTTCCCAAACTTTATTATCTAGTTTATTAGATGATAGTTCGACTAAATAGTCTCCTACTACTAGTAATATAGAAATTAAAGTTTCTTCGCTTACTACTTTTTTTAATAAGCTTGCTATTGTTTTACCCATTTTCTTATCCCTTCTTCGTTTGTTTATCTTGACCAATTCTAAGTATATCTTACTTTCCTTGACCCCTGTATTTCTTTTTGTAATACGACCCAATTTTAGAACCTCTTTTAGTATTTTTGCTATTCCCTTGCCTTGTTTTCTTTGGTCCGTTGCTTCTTCTTGTTTGAGATACGAAGCCTTTTCTCATGCTCTACCTTTTACTTTTTCCCAGCTACGCATTCCTGACATACCAAGAAGACCATATAATAAAGTGGTCATTGTATTCATATCAAAGTTTGGCAGTTGGATTTCTACACCTCTACTAGCCATAATAAACAATAAAAAGGGTTGTAATATATAATGATAACCAAATGCAGCACATAGAACCCACCCTAGAAAAGGTCTCCATCCACTTTTAAATACATTATCAGAGCCTGCTTCCACTTCATTTATTTTCATTTGGGCAGCATTCATCTCTCTTAATAGCTCTGCTTTTTCTGTTTGGTCTAAAGTAAAATCATCTACTCTTCCAGCAACCTTATCCATTACATTGGTTATAACTTTTAATCTACTCATAATCTTTTCTTCCTAGGGAACCCTAATAGGGTAACCCTAATACCAGTCCCTTGAAGTAGTCTTCAAAGATAACTGGTTATGACCTTTTTGTCAATGTTTTTTTAATTTATCTACACTTCCAACGTCTACGTGCCTGTCTAATTCTTGAATTAGTTGCAGCAGAACTTCTTTTTAGTTGCCCTAAAGACCTTGCACAATAAGACCTTCTTCTTTTAGCTTTCTTACTACCTGGCTTTACCTTACCAGTAACAGCAGTTTGTAACTTACTTCCAGGGTTTGCTTTTCTATAAGCAGCTACACCTTTTTTAGTCATCCCTGCACCATCTTTAGTCTTTCTATAGTTAGGACTTTTACCTGTAGTAGTTTTTCTTATAGCCATTATGCTCTTTTCTTATTGTTTTGTTTCATAGCAAATGTTCTTACATTTGTTGGCTTACCGCCTACGCCTTGTTTTTTTGCTCTTTTTCTTTGTACAGCACTTTTCTTTTGTGATGCTGACATAGTTGCTGCTTTAGAAGAAGGTACGCATTTAGGATATTTTCTTTTACTACCCTTTGTTGATGAACGACCACATTTCTCATGTCCACCACCTTTTTTCTTTGAACCTATATCTACCCAGTTCTCACTAAACCACTTCTTAAGACCGCCTTGGTAATCCATTAATACTTACCACCACGTTTTTTATATTCTCTCACTAACCAAGCATTTGCATATGCAGAAGGATATACATCAAACTTACTCTTTGCTGCTGACTTAACCCTAGAGTATAAAGCTTTATTTTTAGGAGTAGGACTACCTTTGCGTTTCTTTTTCTTAGCCATTAGTATATCAACCAGTTCAGTCCAACCTTAGACTCATAAGATTGTACATCGTACATTGACAAAAATCTACCTTCTAAAAATACTCCAAACTTATTAGTAAGCTTCCAACCATAGACCATTCCTAAGTCGTAATCCATGCCATTCTCGGCTACTTCATAGTTAAAGGCATAGTCAGACATACCTTTAGTTACTGGGTAAGCTGTAACCCACATATGCAACCAGTTCTTAGGTGTGTACTTATAATAGTCTGCACCTACTGATAAACTTAGTTCGTTCTGGTATCCTAATTCTTTTGCATATTCTTCATTATATTGTTTAACAATCTCTCCATAAACTTGTTTATAGAATTGTTCATCTGTATTAGCAACAAGGTTTCCTTCTGCATCATACCATTTAAAATCAAAGTAACTATATCCATATTGTGTGAATTGTTCTACAAACTCATCTGAATAGCCATAGAAATATGCAAAGTCCCAAAAGGGTGTAAACTCATCTGTGTTAATATCTTGTTCAGCCCACCATAAATCAATAGGTCTAAAGTCTAAGTATGCTGGATGCATTCTACCAGCTACGCCTAATGATAGTGCTAGATTACCTACATCCTTTTTGTAACGCATATCTAATGCTGCAAACTCTACATCTTCTAATCCTCTGGAATCATAGTTAGCTTTTACTAAAAAATTCTTTCCCATATATCGTAACATATATTGTTCGTTTACAAACTCTTCTTCAAACTCTTTGTGGTCAGAGTATTGTATTACATACTCCCAGCCAGTAGGTACATTACCAATAGCAACACTTTCATTAATAGGTGCTTCATCTCCTGTGTACCAAACTTCTGGTTTATTCTCATAGCCAAACCTTGCTAGTTTTCTAATACCAAATGTCATAATAGTGTGGTCATCTAGTTCTTCTTGTAACTCTTGTAATTGCCCACCAGACACTTGATATTGTAATTCTTTAGTTACAGGACTACTAAAGCTATATGCACCATATATAGTGCTAAACTTAAAAAAGTCTTGTGCTGTTAATGCTCCCATAAATAACACGCAACCAAATAATTGTTTAAACCATCTTGCTAAATATATCATTGAAACTTCCTTAGTTGTATTTCATCAATTTCATCTTTGATTTCCTTGATGATTTTATCTTTATCTAAATTGAAACTTAATCCAGCTTCAAATCTTTTTACTTCTTTTCCATACTCGAACATAATTATAGTAGGAACTGAAACTATCTTCCATTCATTTACGATAATCGCACCATATTCTTTATCATCTATACTTGCATTAAACCATACGCAATTATTTAAACCATTTAAATCTAACGATGCTTTAAAATTCCAATCTGCATTTACTTGAACTATAATACATTCTTCTTGACTCAATAATTGAATCTGTTGTAAATCTTTTAAACTACTTTGAGCATATAAGGGCGATACCGATAAACAAATACCAACCAAATATGTAATACCATATAACCAATTCATCTCTGTACCTCACTTTTGCATCAACATACGTTCAATGTTCTTCACATCTGTACGCATTTCTTTTTGTTCTTCTTTAATTTCCTGTACATCTTTTTCAGTTTCAATGATTGTGTTTCTAATCATTTGGTCCTTTAAGTCGTACTCAGTTCTACCTATTGGAGGTTCAGGTAATTCTTTTGCTTCTTTAATATCTGCTTGTAATGTAAACCACATACCTACTACTAACACTAAAGTAGTTGCTAATGATATTAATGTTTCTAAACTTAATGTAAATTTACTGTCTTTACTCAGTTCTGCCACTTTTTTTTCCTTCTTTCTTTTTTTTATTAAATATTATGTCCCAACGCTTCGCATATTCTTTTTGAGATATACCTATATTCCTAGGTTTATCTCCTTTTCCTACTCCGTTGGGACCCCTAAACATTCTTTATTAACCTTTGATTTTCTTGTATTCAACAATGTCTGCTTTTAATTCAGTTACTCTTGCTTCAGCATTTACTAAGTCTGCTTCTGCTTGTGTAATCATATCATCTACTGGTCTTACATCAGTCCAATCTACTACTGAAACATCTTTACCTGCTTCATCTTTCATAGTTCTAAGATGTTTGATTTCAACTTGTTTAACTGATACTCCAGCTTCTACTGCTTTTTCTGCTATTTTCTTAGCCATTTTTCTCTCCTAGTTTGAGTTTGAGTTCATCTATTTCACACTTCATTTCTTGAATTGCTTTTACTAAATACATATTCAAGTCGTGAGGTGTAAATTGTTTTAAGTCATCGTAGATAACTTTATCATCTACAACTAATTCTTTTTCAGATGTTACTGCATCTGGAAAAACTTCTTCATACTCTTGAGCAATAAAAGAGTTATATCTTTGTGAGCCAGAAAGTTCTGGGTTTGCTTTTAAATAATCTTCTGTATAATTAAAGGAAACTGGTCTTAGTTTCAGTATTTTATCTAAACCATTTTCTATATTCTCTACATTAGTTTTAATTCTTTTATCAGAAGTGTTAGTCCAAGCTGTTCCTGTGCTTAGTCCTGCAGTTCCAACAACATCTAAAATGTGAGCTGGTGAAGAAAGTCCTATACCAATTCTACCTGTGCTATCTTTAATTCTAAATCTTTCTGCTACACCACTTTCATCTATTACTAAATCTCCACCAACATTACCTATTACATATTTATTAGTTGTATCTTCTAATTCAAGATAAGCACCACTACCAGCATTATCGGTTTCAATTCTTAATTGTGAGTGTCCACCTGTATCTAATATGTGTAAATCTACTGCAGGTGAGCCAGTTCCTATACCGACATTTTGACTTGCATCTACCACCATAGCAAAATCAGCACCACTTGCACTTGAACTATTAGCACTACCATCAGTATAAAACTCTATTTTACCACCAGCACTTCTAATTCTTGTTGAACCACCAGTTGCTGATTGTATAATACTATTACTTGTTATTCCATCTCCTTCAAGATATAGTAAATCAGTTGATGAACCTTTAACACTTAGCTTATTTGGTGGATTATTATCTCCTATACCGACATTACCTGCACTTGTAATTCTCATTCTTTCAGAAGCATTGACTCTAAATTTCATTGAATTGTCATTGTGGTCATATCTTAAACTACCTGCATCATTATCTCCACTATCTCCAAAGTCTATAAATGCTTCTCCAGTAGTTGATGTGCAGTTAAACCTTAATCCATCTTGGTCACCATGAGAAATGTTTAACTTCATATTTGGTGAGTTAGTTCCTATACCGACCTGCCCTGAATTATTCATAAATAAATTAACATCACCATTGGTGTCTTTAAATTTATAATTGTCTGCAGTAAATAATAATGTATTAGCTTCTGTACCAATCTTTTCATTACCACCACTATACATAACAATCTTATCTGCACTATGACTTGCTGGAAACTGCATTTTCTTTCCAATCTCTATGGAAGTAGCACTACCATCTAATGTTATGTAAGTAGCAATACCACCTGAACCATCATCTGTTTGTAAAATAATATCTTGGTCTGCTTCATCATTTCTTAAAACTAAATCCCCAGTAGCATTTCTAATAACAGAATTAGTTCCATCGTGGAAAAAATATAAATCTCCTGATGCACCAATAGAAAGATACTGATTATCATTAGGTAATTTTACTCTACCTACTTCACTTGAATCAATTACTATTGCATTGATTGCACCCCCACCATCATTGACTTCAATAAATATATCTGCATCTGAAACTTTTTGAGCAATCTGTAAATATCCAGTATTATTATCTATAAAACTGTTAGTTCCATTGTGATAAATTTCTAAATCAACACCAGTTCCAACTTGTATCTTTGCATTATCAACAAACTTAGCACCTTTATCAAATTGAGTTCTTTCATTAGTTCCATCAAGGTAGAAATATGAAGCAGTACCACCAGAGCCATTATCATTTTTAAATACCATATTTCCATTGTCTGTGTTTTGTATTATAGACAAAGTACCAGTATTGTTTTGTAATGTTGAATTAGTGCCATCGTGATATAATTGTAAATCATCTGCATTACCAGCAGTAATCTTAACATTATCTACTGCTCTTAAATCTTTCGATAAAGTAGTCTTAGATATACTTCCATCTAATGTTATATAAGTAGCAATACCACCTGAACCATCGTCACATCTAAATATAATATCTTGGTCATCTGCATTATTGTCTATATATAAATGTCCTTCATAGGTAGCAATATTTGAATAAGTGGCTTTATGTCCAATTTGGAAAGCATCTCCTGCACCCATAATTAATAATTTATTGTCAGACAATCTTAAATAATTTCCATCAAAAGTAAGATTAGCTTCTGCGTTCATAGCGTCTGTTCCAGTAGCAGTTAATACTCTGTTATCTGCTCCGTTAGACATAAAGTCTGATACATCTACACTTATAGTAGTGCTTGATATGTCTATACCTGTTCCTGCTGTGTCAAGTGTTGCGTCTAACTGCGTTTGAATATTGGAGGTTACTCCATCTACATAGTTTAGTTCAGTTGGAGTTGCTGTAATTACAGTTGTAGAAACTGCGTTTAATAGTGGAATATATCCACTTGCGTTTAATAAATATTGTGTGTTGTCATCATTGGTAGGGTCAACAATAGATAATATAGTTTCGTTTGCGTCTGCTGTTGCTCCTTCAAACTTAATAGCATTTGCAGCTTCCATTGTTACTGTATCTACTGTAGTAGTTGTTCCTGCTACAGTTAGCTTAGGAACTAATAATTCTCCTGTGCTTGGATTGTATCGTAAAGCACCTGTATCGTCTAATAAAACATTTCCTGTTCCTTCATCGTGAAACACAACTGGAAAGTTTGTGTTTGCTGTGCTATCTGTTACTGTAGCTTTTGATGCAGTTCCTGTTGTATCCTGGTTAAGTGTACCAACAACTAAATCTATTGTTCCATCTCCATCTTGATAAGTAGCAGTAATTCCAGTTTCGGTATTACTACTAAACATTGCTCCTACGACATCTTGTATTTCTTCATCGGTTTGGTCGGCAGTCGCATTACTTTCAACTGAGTCAAGTTTTGTTTCTTGAGCATCAGTCATTAATCTTTTATTAGAAGCATCGGTAAAATTAGTAGTTGTAAATGTAGGTGTTGCTCCACTTACTACTGATTGGTCTAATGCTTTTATATCTGCAATACTTGCAAGTTCACTATCCATTAACGCACCAGAACTTGTTACATTAGCTGTATCGGTTACATCTGCACTTGCTTCTATTCCGTCTAGTTTGCTATGGTCTGCTGCTTCAAAAGGAACAGATGTTACTCCACCAATAGTTAAAGCATCTGTTTCAAGAGTTCCATCAATGTCTGCATCTCCACTAATATCTAATGTAGCAGCATCTAGCTCACCGCTAATAGTAATATTTCTACCACCAGTAATATCTTTGTTAGAATCTGTTATAATAGCTTTGCTTGCTATAACTGTTCCGTTTGTTATTCCATCTATAAGATTTATGTCTGTTGCACTAGCTGTAACACCATCAAGAATATTTAGTTCTGCTACTGTTACTGTAGCTCCATCTAATATGTTTAGTTCAGCAGCTGTAGAAGTAATAGCAACGCCAGCATACTGTAACGCACCTGCTGATGATATATTAACAGCAGTGGTGCTAAGTTGTAATACACTATCTGTAGCTTCTCCATCTGATATTACCCTTAATGTTGAGTCGATTCCTGAATTACTATTAGATACTTGTAATAAGTCCTTATAGCTATCTTTTATTCTTTGTCCTGTTAATGTTGCCATATTTTACCTAAAGTTTGCTGGAACAACAGCTCGTGTTCCACCTGTTTTATCTCTTTTCTTTGCACCAAATTTTTGTATACTTTCTTTATAGTTTGCTAAACATTGTTGCCCAGAAGCCATTCTTATTTGTGCTATGTTTGGGTCATTTGTTCTTGCAGCCGCATCCATTAAAGCTTTAGCTTTTACATAGTCTATTAACGCAGGTTGTAAAGCATTGTCTACATCTATAGTATCTGTAATTGAGCTTAACTTATCAGGCTCTGCATCATAAGAAATTAATAACCCATTTGTAATTACATCTCCACTAGAGCCAATGTGCACAGCTTTGTATTGACCTTCTGCTGTTTCTGTAGTCCCACCATCATCTTTAGTTGTAGCTATTGCTAGCTTATCGCCTTCAACCCACCATACAAATGAGTCTGAAGGGTCTTTGTAATCACTGCTTATTGCTGCCATTTTTTATTCCGTATCTGTTATTTTAATATCTTGATTTACTAGTCGTGGTATTCTTATATACTCTCCATCAGAGTTTAAAATACTACACTTAAAAACTTTGTTTACAGTTATATCTCTGTTGTCATCTAATCCATACCATAGTTGGTTGTGAACTAAGTTTGTTTTTGCCCATTCTATTTGAACAGAATACTTACCCATATCAACTAAAGCTTCGTTAATTAAATTTATAACATAGTTTTCTGATACTCCAGGAACTGCTTGAAGCACTCTACTATATATTTCTTTAGCGTTAAATTCTATTGCTGCCATTACATTTCCTCATACATTGATGTTACATTTTCCCACTCTTCATCTGCATTTTGCCACAAGCTAAAGAACACTAATACTCTTGACCACGTTGTAGATATTGCAGAACTTAATTCTTTTGACCAGGAAGTAGAATCTTCCATGCTTGTTACTTTTGTCCAGTCTGTTCCAAGATTAGCCATTATGCAGATGCCTGTAGTGTTTGAATTTGTTCTTTATATTGAGCGTCTAACATTTGATACTGCTGTGTATACCAAGTATATTTTGCATTATCCACAGCAACTCTTCCTTGCATTTCTTGTAAATATCCTGAAGCAATTCCAATCTTAGTTTGTATCTCATTAGAATACCCTTGAGCTGCAGATATATAAGAAATAGCAACATTACCTTGAACACCTACTTGTTGTAGTCTTTGTGTAACTTCTGCTCCATAAGAGTTTACTTCGTTTACTGCCATCTGTGCTTCTGATAAATAAGCATTACCAGTCTGTAATCTAGAATTAGACTCTTCTCTTTTAGCTTGAGCCTGTGCTAATCTAGCACTTATTTCATTACCATATCCTGATGCTATTCCTAATTTAGATTGAATTTCATTAGCATATCCCTGTGCTGTAGATGCAAACCCTTGCCCTGCAGATAAAAATGTTCCAGCTGTTCCTAAATATCCTTGTGCTGCTTTTGCAAAACTATCAGCAACTCTAGAAAATCCAGCTCCATTTTGTATATACCCTTGTGCAACACTAATCTGTGCTTGCACTTGAGATGCTTTAGCACTTACTTCACCCATATAGGTTTGAGCTTCTCCTGCTCTTGCATTAGCTTCTGCTAAAAATGCATTACCAGCATTAATTCTATTTCCTGTTGTATTAATAAACATTTGAGTTGTAGCTAAGTATGCTTGCACTTCAGAGCCGTATCCTTGTGCAGCACTAATGTAAGCTCCTATTGCACCATTGTATCCATTAGCTAAGGCTATTTCAGCCTGTGCTTCTGATAAACGATTTTGTGCAGTAGCGATATGTGCTTGAACTGCTTGTCCTTTTGCTCCAGTAAATGTTGCTCTTGAAGATACCTCAGTAGCAAATCCATTTATTTCTGCAGACAGTCCTGAAACTTTAGCTTGAAATTCTTGTATATGTATCTGTGCTCTATTTTGTTCTGTTTGTGCAATAGACAAAGCACCATTCATTAATTCTACATCTTCTTCTGTAAATAAATAAGTTGCTGCATCGCCTGCTGCATTACCAGTTGGAGAGTTAGCACCATCATCTACAATATTTTGTGCGTTATCTAATGCATCCTTTACCTTAGTAAATCCTACACCAGTTGTATAAACATCTTCATCTCCAAATAATGCAGGGTCACCACTTGCTGCTTGAAATTTATCTACAGCAGTATTTATAGCATCTAACGCTGTTTCAAAGTCTCCACTATTATCTGTTTGAGTTGCTATCTCTGCAGCTTCTGCTTTTGCTAATACTATTTCAGCTGCTGCTAAATCTACTGCAGCTTCTCCAGCTGCTAATCTATCTGTTACTCCAGGGTCTGCAGTTATTAAAGCTACCGCTGCATCTACTTGAGTGTTTATAGCTGTTAAAGCTGTTGCTACTGCACTATCATCTGCTTCTAACTCTGCTTGAGCAGATTCTAAAACAGCTTGGTCAAACTGACCATTAGCCAACTCTACTGCAGCATCCATTTTATCTGCCGCAGTGTTAATAGCTGCACTAGCTGTATCTATACCAGAATCAACTAAGACCGCTGCTTCTGCTAATTCTACTTTAGCTAAGTCTAATTCTGCATTATCTAAAGCAGTCTCTGCTGCCATCTTGTCTACTTCAGCATTAGCTAATCCTATTTCAGTAAGAGCAGAATCTGACTGAGCATTTATTAATGCTACTTCAGTATGAATATTATCTGCTATAGATTGTAATTCATCTAATTCTGTATTAATTGCTGTTAAGGCAGTATTAACATCTCCTTCTGTGTCAGCCTCTCCTAAATCTAATAATGCATCGCTTTTATCAAATTCTGCATTTGCTAAACCTACCGCTGTATTAATTCTTCCTGCAGCAGTGGTCATTGCAGCTAAAGCTGTATCTACGTTTGAGTCTACATTAACTGCTGTCTCTGCTAGCTCTGTTACTGCAGTGTCTACCTGCGTATTAATTAAGTCGCATATAGCTTGAGTTTCATCTAACTCTGTATTTACTGCAGTTAAAGCAGTAGTAATGTCTGAGTTAGTTTGTATATTATTCATTAATCTTTGAATGCTATTTCTTGCTGCATATAATACTACCGCACTTTCTCCTTCATCTGGAAAGTTAGCTATTGCACTATCTCCATGTGCTACAGTAATTGCCATATTTATATAAGTTAGTGAGCTGTCAGTTGATGCTGCACTAGCAGGATATGTTTGTAATACATCTCCTTCAATTACATAAGCAGGGTCACTAGTAGAAGCAAATTCCATATAAGATGAATCTACAACTCTACCTCTTTGGCTTGGTAATAATTGTCTACAAGGCATATGATAACTACTATTGTTATTATCTTTTCTTGTAACTGATACTATTTTTTTACCTTCTACGTCAATCGTATTTGTAAAGCCATCAGTAGAAGCAACTCTTTGAAGAGTGCTACCAGGCAATATGCTCATAATAGAACGAGCACCTGCAGTTAACCAATCAGATAACGCATCGTCTTCTGTGCTAGCAAAACCTGTTAAAGCATCTACTTGGTTTTTAAATGTTTCTGCCATTAGTTATTCCTTTTTTTATACATATCTTCTAATGTACTCATATCATTATTCATAATACTATCTGTTGATTTAAGTGGTGGAAAGTAAATTGAGGAAAAAGCTCTACGTGCATTATCTAGCACTTGTTGTTTACTTGCTCCTGCATCATTTGCTGGATTTGTATGGTGTATATCTAAATACGCATTTATAGCGGTTTCCATGTCTCCTTCAAATATTCCTTGTAAATATTTATCACTTCCTGGAGCTGCAAGAAAATTTCCTAAAAATAAAGCATCTTGGTCTGAAGGTTGTAATAAGCTAGCTTGTCTTGACTCTCTAAAATCTTCTCCAAATGGAACTTCTTCCCCAAGATAATTTTCTAGTCTATTAATTGCAGTAATACTTGCAGGATTTTTTCCTTGAACATATTCATCTGGACCTTTAAGAAATTGAAAACCGCCGCTAGCTGTGGAAGATTCAGACTCTGCTTTATAATTTCCACTACTTTCTGATAAAAGAGTACTTTTCATAAATTTATCAATATTTTCTCTAAAAATATCCATTTCATTTATTTTAGTTTCTGGGTTGTCTTTCATTTTAAGTCTATCTAATGTTTTATTTACAAGCCTCATACTTATTGATTGTTCTGTATTTACAGCACCATTAGCTTCTTTATTATCTAAAGTAAAAAACTTATTAAACATTTCTAATCCAGAACCTTCTTTATACGGTAAAACTGTATCTTGGTACATATCTAAAAGGTCTTGAGGCTCCATATTTTCTACCTTTTCTCCCATAGACTGAAGTGCTTCTCTTATTTGCTTTAGTAATTCTTCATTCATTTTTTATAAGCTTTCTTTTTTCTTACTACTTTCTTTTTCTTTTTTTTACTCATAGCATTTTTTCTTCTTTTTCCATTAAGCTTTGAGCTTTTGATTGTTCCGTACATTATTTATCCTTTCCAAATATCATGCTATCTACTTTTTTAGCACGTTCTTGTTTATTCTTTTTATTGGTTCTTTCTATATGTTTATCCATACTCATAGTTCCAAAATCTATTTGGTCTTTTCTAATAGCAGTTGCCATTGGAGAATCTCTTAAAACAAACTGAGTACTCCATTTTGCAGGATGTGCTCTCAACCCGCAAGAAGGACAATTAAAATGTCCCCCATGATTAGGCTCATTACAATGTTGACACTCTTTCATTTACTATCCAGTAGATACAACAATATATGCAATTCTAGTTGCATCTAACTTTACTGATTGTATATCTACAATAGCATTGTCAGTGCTGTCTAAAGTTTGAATGTAGTCATTTATTTCTTTAGCTAAAGAACCTGCTACATCACTTGCTGCTGGACTGATATCATTAATAATTACTTTTGTAATTGTATTATAATCTGCCATTTTATTCTCCTATTAGTTTTAAAATTCTTTTGGGTGTTTGGGGTTACACCTTTTTACGTATAACCCCACAGTACCCAAACTGTTAATCCTCACGGATTGGTTTATGCTATAGTTGTAGCGTTAGCTGAGAAATCAGCATCACTAAGGTCTTTAACAAACGCTTGGATAATCCACTGAGTACCATCAGAGATAAGTTCAACTCTATCTCCTGGGGTAGCTGCAGCAGTAAACACAAAGAAATCGTCACCAGTAACTGCAAAGTTACCAGCTGCACCATCTACTTCGTGTGCTTGTCCAATGTTATCGCCTTGACCTAAAGCAATGTTAACAACGTTGTTCATAGAACCATCAGTTGCTGCAATTCCTTCAGTTAGTACGACAGTACAATTCCATCCTTTAAATGAAACAGATGGAAGTGTTAAAGTAGTTTCTGCAGCAGGATTAACTACGAATAGTTTTCCTGAATCGTCTGCATCTAATGTCTTATCAGCAGTTACTGCTTCTACAATCCACTCTTTATACTGTTTACCATATTGTCCACTACTACTATTAAGTACGTTACTTCTAGCCATCTTACACTCCTTCTAAATTAATTAAGTAATGTGATTCTGGTAGACATACTTCTAGTCCAGCTTCAGTAAGAATCATATCTTTTCTTAAGTCTTCGTCTGCACTTTGTACATTCGTCATGACTTGAGTATCACGATTGATTCCGTTACCTACTAATGGTCTGTAGTATAGTTTACTCATATCAGCCATAGCCATCATACCAGATGAATGTCCTCTAAATAGAGGTTCTTTCACTAGGAATACTGAACCGTGAACTGTATTAATCTCCATTAACTGGTGACCATACTGTCCTGATAGTTCATCCATATTTATTTGGTATTGTGTGCTAGCAGTTGATATATCAGAAAATGAGCCGTTACCCATTTTGTTAAAGAAAGAGATAACAGGAAGAGAAGCTAATGCTAATCTTTCGTTACTTCCGCCTCTAGCTGGGTCAAACAATACTTCAAAGTCTGATAAAAGTCTATCGTAAGTAAGCTCTGAAGCTTGTGCAGTTCTGAAGTATGCTTTACCTGACTCATAAGATAAGTTGTTAGTTCCAGCTACTACTGTACTGTTTTTAATGATGTGACCTACTAGACCTTCTGAGTATTGTACTCCGCCTACTTTTGCTTTTTGATTGAAAAGAAATGCTCTTTCCATATCGATTTTGTGTTCTCTCATTTTTTGAGCTAACACTCTTTCAAACTCGTTAGATACTCCACGTAGTTGTGTTGCATATGCTGTGTTTGAAATCTCAGCAGCTGTTTTGAAAATCTGGGTATACCCATAATTATCTTCTAAACTGTCTGAGAAAACATCTGGTGACCCAGAACCTTCTGCGTAAGCTGTACCAATGATTTGTCCTTTTTTATTATCTAAAAGTTTATTTGCATTAGTTGCTGTTGATGATACAGAAATCACTTTACCAGTGAAAGTTGTATCAGCAGAATTTTGAACAGGTGCATCTTCTACTCTAACTATAATGTTAGCGTAAGTTGCATCCCCTTCTGAACCTCCAAGTGTTCTAACTGCAAAGACCATCCCTTTAACAAGGAAGTCTACTGCAGCTCCGTCAGCTGTATCTACAGTAAAAGCTACTATATCTCCAGCTACTTGTACTGCACTACTATCGTGGTTGCCTTTTAATAAAAACTCTCTACTTGTATAATTAATCTTTGTTCTATCTTCTAGATAACGAAACAAAGAATCATCCGTAGGAAGTTTTGCGGTTTTACTCAGGTATACGAAGAAAGGACTTTCTTCAGGTGCTAGTTCAGCAATCCTATCAGAAAAGTTATATAATCTTCTTCTATCTGGAGCAACTCCATAATCAGCAGCAGTAGTAGCAGCAGTCAAGTTTGTTGACTTAATTTGTCCGCTTATTGCCATTGTATTCTCCTATTTATTTACGTTTTATTCCTTTGCTAATGCTACCAGTCTGAGCTGCATTAAGAATCTGGTCCCACATTCCATCTTGTTCAGATTTAGTAGGAGCCGCTCCACCTTGCAATACCCCTGCGGTTCTTGCTTGGTTAGATGTATCTGGTTTTTGAATAACAGGTTCTTTATATTCACCTTTATTCATTTTAAATAACTTAACCAGATTGTCTAGAGGAACAGAGTCTTTTGGTGCAGAAGTAAATTCCATAAATTCTTGGACTTCATTTTCTTGCATTCCAAACTCATTCTTTAACTTGTTAACAGTATTATTTAAAAACTGTCTTTGCTCTTGGCCTTTCATAGCATTTTGCACTGCACTGTTTATTCTGTTTTCTTCTTGTCCCACACGATATTCGTATGATGAAGAACCAGGTTTATTATACGCATCCCACGGATTGAACTCGTCTTCGTTTAGCTGTTGTGCTTCAGCTTGTTTTTTATCACCATTATTTCCGACAATGTTATCTCTTAGAGTTTCTACTAAGTCTGGTCGTTGCTCTAGTAAGTCAATTAATGGCTTGTACTGAGTAAGGTGCTTTTTATCAGATTCAGCTCTATCATACATAGACTGAAACTTTTTAGCTTCTTTTTCCCAATTCATACTTTCATTTCCTTCTAAAGTACCTTCTTGTTGTCCCTCTGCTTGAACCCCATCCATGGATTCTACAGCTTGAGTATCGGTTGTTGATGTTTCATTATTCATTATTACTCCTTCGATGTCTTGTCTTGTTGAGAAGAACTACGCATTTCGGATTCCATCACTTTGATTTCTCCACGTAATTTCTCTAGTTCAAGCAACACCTTGTCGTTTAACTTGTTTTTGTTTATACGCCTATCGGCACTGGCGTTAGACTCTACCTCATTGAGACGAGATTTAAATTTCTCAACCTCTGTTCTCTTTCTATCTGAGATAGATTCTCTTGTTGCCGTTTGCAGGTCTCCCTGTAAATTCTTTATTGTTTCATCCATAGACTGAATTTGTTGTTGCATTTGTTGTCTTTGGTTCATTCGTTTTAAAATTCCATCTTTATCAAATATATCTGGATTTTTCTTTAATACTTCTACTTGGTCTACAATACCCATTTGATATGCTTCCATATATACTGCAAGCTCAGAATACTTACTTGTTGGAAGTGTTGAGCCAGACTCAATACCAACATCATGTTGCTCTAAGTTGTGTTGTTCTTTTTTTAAATCAAATACAATTTTTGATTTATCACTATATACTTGAGCCATTGTTTCTGTTATATCATTATTGGGTTGAGCCAATCTTAATAATTTTGGTACATCGTAATGTGTTTTAGCATAGTTATACATTACTTTACCTAATCTTTTAATACTAAATTCTATATCTCTTAGCTTTGACTTAGGTCTTTCACTACCAAGAGCAATCAATCTTTCTGTTCCTCTAGCTGTTTGTGGCTGTTCACCAACACCTTGCATTATTTCTGGAATACCAAAAATAAAGTTTATATAAAATTCACATTGCTGTATCAATCTATAAAACTCTCCAGTTAAAGGTTGCGGTGCTGGATAGTGAGGCTCTCCTTGTGTAGAGTCTACTTCTATTACCGCATTTGGATTTGCCCAATCTTTTTCTAACTGAGCTACATTTTCTACACTTCCTAATGGAACCATAAGTTTTAAACCAGCTGACGCTTGAGCGTGAGATAGTGCCAAAGACCATAACTTATTAAGCAATCGTTGCATTGGTCTCGCCCTAGAAACATCAGAACGAGGATAGGGAGTTTGGGTCCAAACGTTTGCTATAGGTACAATAGGGTAAACATCCGTATTTAACACAGTCTCATATAACACTACCTCACCAATACTTGCTGTAACTTTAATTCTATTTTGGTAAACCTGTACAATGTCAACCTGTCCCATTTCTAACATCTTTTTATTTTTTTCTATAAAAACTCTAAAGTCTGCTTCGTCTACAATAAACTCTTGTCCAGTATTATTATCAACTAATCTATAAAAAGGAACTTTTACTTTTGTAAATCTTTCTAAAATTTGAAAACGCTTATAGTTAGTATCTGTATATCCTCTAACAGTATCTGGCGTATAAGTGTTCATAGACGTTTTATTAACAGCGTCAGGATAATCTTGGTCATAAGAATATGTTGTTATACTATCTACAAGTCTATCTATTGCTTCTCCAGTTTCTGGGTCAACACTAACTCCTAGCTCTGGGTATAAATTTAATACTTGGTCTTCTGATAATATGGTAGACAATATAATATTATCTGCATCTGAAAAAAATCTATCTCTTGAAGACGCTGGAACATAAACTCTAAAAGGGTCTAAGTAAGAAAACTTAACATCTCCTTTACCAAAATCAGAATCATAATCTATATAAGTATATAAAAATCCCAGTCCTACAACACAGTAATCATGTATAGCTTGTTTTACTTGTGCATCACCTTCTGAGTTTTGCCACGCAAATCCCATAATTTCTCTCCATAAATAAGCTAAAGAAGCATCTGAATCTTCTCTAGGAACTACTGTAAACACAGGAGGTCTAGAAGTCAGCATACTTTTTAAGCGTTCTACTGCAGGAGAAATCCTATCCATAGGGACATCAGCTTGATTTCTTTGTTGTAGTTCTTGAGATTCAAACTCAGTAAAGTGATTACCAAGATAAAAGTCAAGGTCTTGTCTAGCATCTAGCTCCCAAGCTTGTCTATCGTTTTTGTACCTATCAAAAAGTTCTCGGTTTGCTGATGCTCTTTTGTCGTATTCCATATTTTTTTGTAAAGGGATGTAATTATACGCTGAAATTTACCAATTTTATAATTGGTTAGGCAAGAAGTTTCTAGTCAATAGACCCAGTCATCCAGTTATATAGCTTATTTGCCTTAATATTTGCTTTCTTTTCTAAGTTTTGTGCAAAGTTTTGTGCATCTATAGCCGTGCTACTAGGAGCTTTAGCAAAATAATCTGCATAATACAAGGCATCCATCAAGTCATCGTTCTTTGGTTTAGGGTGTTCAAACAACTCATCTACTATTTCAGTCATATGTTTCTTTATATATAATTTTTTAGAATTAACAATAGGACCAAGTGCTGTTTCAAGCCTGTCTTCTTTTTTAATTCCATACGGAGGTTTAACTCCTTTAAATATTCCTGGCATTAATCTTCTATCTTGATGAGACATTCTTGTTGTCATATCTCTTACCATTTCTTGAGCTGCAACAGTTTCTATACTCACTCTTCTTACTGGAGAATACTCTCTTGCCATTTTAATAATTTGTTCTGCCATATCAAATGCAGGTATCTTGTCTCTAAAATAATCAAGAATATATCTATTTTTATTTGCATCTATACCCATAACCATAATTACTTGATAGTCGGAAGTTTTTGTTGCAGTAGCAGCTAAGTCAACTCCTATATAAACATTGATTGGAATAGCTTCTTGGTCATTTACCAAATAAGTATAGTTGTTTCTAACTTCAAATTTATGATTATAGTTTTGTATTTTATCTATTTTAAAAGCAGCCGATGAAGAATCACGAGCATCATTCATATATTCTTGAGCAAACTTATTAACTAGTCCTGCTTCAATAAATTCTTTTCTTTTGTTTTCTAGTTTCTTTAAAGAAAATTGTTCTGGCCACAAAGGAACTCCATCCTCTACAGCTCTATGAAATGTTACATTCCAAGGGTAGCTACGATTATTTTTATCTGCATCTCTTACTCCATCATATATGTTTTGTAAGAAAGAATCAAAGTGTACAATAGTTCCAGTCAACCATATCCAACCTTCATTACCTGGTGTTTCTTCTAGTGAAGGATATACAGTAGATACAATCCACTTCTTTAACTCTGCTCTTCTTTCAGGAGTTTTTGTATTTAGCTCTGATTCAAAGTCATCAAGAATAATTCCAGTGTAACGCACACCTACTTCTGCACGACCACGCAATCTCTGAGCAGAACCTTTAGCAATAATTCTATCACCTTTAGGTGTAACAATATCTTTTTCTGTCCATCTCTTACCTACACTACCACCATCCATATTACCAAAGTAGTAACGAATCATTTCGTTTTCTTCAAAGTGGTGTCGTATATATTTTAAATGGTCAACAGATTGTCCTTGTTCTTCTGATACCCATGCTACAAAGTTTTGTTTATCTGTTTCAGCAAACAAAAATTTATGCATAATAGCAGCCTTAGATAAAATACTCTTACCCATACCACGAGGAATGATATTACAAATACGTGCTCCAGGTTGATGTGCTATTAACTTTTTAGATAAGTCATAGTGGAACTGAGGACTTTCACTTTTATGTAGAAAGTCTTGTGGCAAAAATACACGGCCAAAAAATATTAAGTCTTTGTATGCTTTTGCTAATACTTCATCACGCTCCGCCATTACAGACGGAGGAGGTATAATGTTAATCCTCTTCTTTTCCATCTTTAATTAGTTTCATAGTGCTCATTTCAAGTATTTCTTCTTTACTAAATCCAGTAAAAGCTTGTCCCAATAATAATGATTCGCTTTTCTTTTCTTTAGGATACATACTTTGTATCTTCATAAAGTTTTCTAATGCACGTAGTTTAACTGCATCAGACGTTTCATCGTTCTCAACAATATTCTTTGCTTGCTCTAGTGTCCATCGTTTATCAATACCAATATCACTTAGCAGTTCTTCTATTTCTTTTTCCACTTCTTGTTTTATCCTTGTTTGTTTTAGGAGTACAGACGATTTAATCTTTGCTGTTTTTTCATTATTAGTTTCAAAACAGTCTAGGTATGCTTGCATAGGTTGCTCTCCATGAGCAATCATCTTAACAAATCGTATCTCTCTCCACGTTAATGGTTTCTCTTCTACGTTTGTTCTTTTCATAAAAGAGTGATAATCTTTTTTAGGCTCACCTTCCATCTTACCAGAACCAAACGATGGACCAAGTAATGTTATGAAGTAGTCATCATATGCTCTGATATGAGTATTCTTCATTTTCTTACGTTTAAGTATTTGAGTAACCTTCTTATCGTCAGTAAGGACCCAATCGTTTTCTTCTCCTTTTCTCCAGTCTTCAACTAAGACTTCATTCGGAAAGGTAGAACGAAATTCTTTTTCGTCTTTAAATACATAACGAGGTACGCCTTTAACAATTCGTTTATGCATTAGGCTTCAACAACATTACCCCACACAGTGCATCTGCCATTTACAATTTCAATGACTTCTACTTGAAAGTTTCCATTAGGAAACCAAGTAATAATGCTAAATGCGTGATTCCAGTTGTGTAGTCTGCCACGTAGCCACTTGTTTTTTTCTCGAGACATATCTTTAAGACATCCAATTCCCCACGCTCCAATTGTTCCTGCATCAAGTTTTGTTAATGTATGTCTCTGTACGTCATGTGTATGGCCGTACATAATATTGGCTCCATATGTCTCGAGATGTTTTTTAGCATGGTACGTAGTTGCATAAGCACCATGAAGAAAGTTAATCTTTCCAATTTTTAAAGGAACATTGTATTCGTAGTATTTATAGCCACGCTCTTTTATTCTACACGCTTTAGGAAACGTATAGTCTTTCATATAAGGATACTTCTCTACAAAGTTATCCATCCATATCTCGTGGTTGCCTTGTAGCATATATCTTTTTTCAACGTTATGCTTATCTAATTCAGCATCTATTCTATCTAATCCTTCGTTCACATCATCAATGTCTTGGTCGCAATAAGGTAGTTGAAACTCCAATGAAGGTAGTTTCTTCCCTTTATACTTCCACGCTGAGAAGTTATGCCACTCTCCAACGTCTCCAATGTTGATATAAATATCTGGTTTTACTATTCCGATTGCTTGTAGTGCACACGATAACGCTTTCTCGTCATGTAAAGGAAAGTGTATATCGGGGAATACTATTGCTCGTTTAAGCTTCTGCTTTGCTTGTGCCATGAAAAATCTCCTTAAATTTATCTTCGTCAATCATTTCAGGTTCTTCTATGTTCTTTATAATGTCGAATAATTCAATTATATATTCTAGAACTACTGGGTTTGGTGCCATAATCTCTGCGTCTTTTAGTTTTAAGACGATATGCTTAAGGCGGTGTAGTGCTTCAGAAAGTTCCATTATTTTTCTGGCTTATCGTGACTTGCGTCTTCTTCTTCTTTACTATTTACTTCGTCAACAACAAACTTAATGTAGTTGTTCACTAAAAATCTACGCTCTGTTAAGTCTTGTTCCATACGCATACAACTTGTTGAAAGCTGCGTAGCTCGTTGAAACTGTGCTTGTCCTTCTTCAGAGAGCTCTGAAAGTAGGAATTCATATTCTTTTTCGTTGTGCATTATCTTTACTGCTTGTTCTTTATCAGACATTACTTCTCCTGTGTGTAATTAAGTTACCCACAAGTTATTAACATTACCTTTGTAGTTCCAAGAACTTTTTGCGTTTTTACTTTAAAAGATTACTTTATAGAGAGAAGGAAAGAATAATCCTTGACAAAGGCCCTATAATACCTTATCTTTAAACAAGAGTTTTGAGGGCTAGCTTATTAGGGTAACCCTATTAGGGTACTCGTATTAGGGTAACCTTATGTAAGGAACCCTACCCCCACTACATATTAGGGAACCCGAAGTAAGGTTACCTTAAAAAAAATATTAGAAAAATATTAGGGGATTATGTGTCAGCTTGTTTCAGTTATTAATACCCCCCGTCCGAAAGCAGGTTGGAAATTCCAAATTAGGTTGAAAAGTTGAGATTGGGAAACCCTGTTGAGGTTCCCCAATCCAACTGTTTTAATTATGTAGACTTTGCTTTAAAGGTTCTTTTATTAATTGTGATGTACTAACAAAAAATAACTGTTCATCATTACAAGTAATTACAGCACCATAACATTTAAAGGTATTGCTCTTTGAACATCTAATAAAATACTCTATCGCTTGTTTATCATCTCTTGTATTAGATAACCAAAAGTAATCTTTACTAGTGATATCATTTTGTAATAACATATTATATTTATATTTCTTTTTAAATTTCATTATATTAATTCCTATTTATTAATTTATCTTATATTAGTTACACGCTATAGACTGGAATAAGTTCCCATATATATCAAATACTTTATATAGTTCCTATATCTATACACAAGCTACACACAATAGTTATATTACTATGCCCTTAAAACGCATTAAAATAGGGCTACAATCAATTATAATACCTTAGGGCATATCTTATACACCCTAAAATATTATAGCCTCTTATTCTTTAATAAGGTATTTATGAATAGTTTTATTTTGCGTTTCTTCTTCTTCCAATTCTTCTAATATATTTAAAGCACTTTGTATAGTTGCTTTTATCTCCTTTAATATACTATCATTTCTACTATATAAAAATTGACTATCAAACATATTATCATTTTCTAACATTTCTAAATGTTTTAAATCTGTAGCAGTATCTGATTGTAATGTTTCTAGTAAATCTTTTATTCTTTCGGCTGTGTTCATTTGTTCTCCTGTTGTTTTTATTTCTACTACTTACACGCAATCAAATATATTAAGTTCCCACTTTTATAAAATAAAGTTATCCACAAGTTATTAACATAGTAAAAGTTTGCTTATACGCTTATAAATTAAATAAGTTCCCAAGTATTTATAATAGGGCTAGAACGCTT